ACTTGACCATCAGCAGCAAGAGTTACGAATTTGAATTGGCCAGTCGAGAGGTTGCCGCCAGCTTCAAAGGTGCGTGTATCGCGAGATTGCATTACAGCCATTTAATTATTCCTTGTCTTTGTAAGTTTTGTTGATAAGTGCCTTACCATTAGCGGTCTTAGCTACTTCAGCATAGGCTTTGTGGAAGTCTACACTATGTGTTTCTTTGTACTCTTTAACCAGAGCGTCAAGTTCATCCTTTGGCGAGGCAAACTCACCCTTAGTGGACGATTTACCAAATTCTTCCATCTTGTCTGCGAAGGCTTTATCAGCAGCTTCAAGTGCAGCCACAAGCATGTCAACTTCATCCATTTTGTCTACTGCGGACAGCAAACCTTTGGCTGTAGCTACATCAAAGTGAGGCAACAGGGATTCGGCACGTTTGGTAAGTGCATTATCAGCCTTTTCAATCTCAGCGGCCTCTAGGGCTTTAAGGATTGGTGCTGGAATGTCTGCTTTGTTAATCTGCTCACCGCTGTACTCAACGTACTCAACAGGTGCAGCTTTAGTTACGCTATCCGCTTTAATGGTATAGCCACCGTCAATAAGAGCCTTACGAAGACGCTCATTCTCAAGTTTCATCTTTTCAGCATCAGCCTTGAGGGTTTCAACTTCATCAAAAGACTTCATAAGAGCGTCCATTGCAGTCTTACGATCACAACCCTTCTCTTTCATGTAGGCTTTAACCTTGGCATCCATTTCTGGTTCCATCTTTTCTAGTTCTTCTGTCATGTCATCTCCATTGGGATGCGATTTAAAAATAGGAGCCTTTGCCATTTGGTTGGCCCCTTTAGGAACCAAACTAAGTTCGTCTAGTTCAAGATTAATAAGTTCAGTCGGCATTAGAACTCCTGTTTCTGGGCGCGGCCCCCAATGCTAAACTCCGCGAAATCTCCAGCTTTTACCTTTTCCCAGAGAGTGTCATCAGTTACATGATAACCAGTAATCCAACCCTCCTTCTCAGACTGGATTTCTAGTGCTGCACAAATCTCTTTGCTCATGGGGAAGGAGTGGACAATCTGCCCTACCTGCTCACCTGAGTGATTGAGTTTACCAACTCGTACACCCTTCATAAACTCATTGATTGATTTGTGTAGCGTATCTGTTTTGATGACATCACCCTGTAGGTCTACTACAAGCTCACCTTTGTAGGTAGTGACAGAAGCCCAACCGTAAATAATACGTTGTTCATTATCAATCTTGATAACCTTAAAGGCATCCTTGTGTTTCTTTTCCACTACAAACTCCATAATGGCTTCTACTACCGCCGTGAGTGCATATTCCATAATCTCCATACGATCTACAGGAGCCTCTGTAGCGCCATCTGGAGCCTCAACCTCACCTTCTGGTAGGTAGTATGCCAAATAGGCTTCTTGGCTCTCTGCGGGCATATATACAGCCTGTCCATCGTATGTACTAACGTGGATAGCGCCATTTAGTCCCATGTCCATACTACGAGCCTTGGCTTCACCTTCAGTAGTAAAGATGTCAGTCGCGTATTGAGCCTTTTTAATTGCACTGTAAGCAGCAGCCATAGCTTTTCCTTCGTCTTTGGTATCTGCAAATACAGAGTTGAATACTTGTCGGAATTGACTTCTCTTACCTTCGGGGATATTAGAAGGTACGTCATTAACTGAAGCATAAGGCATTATCCTACAACCTTTGCTAAGTAACCTTGAAAGCTACCAAATACGACTGCGTTATTAGAGTCAGACTCAGCTATAATACGTATATCAGCATTTCTAGGGATTATGATTGCAGGATCGAGGTGAATAACCCAGTTACTACCTACAGAATTAGCCGATACAGCAGCACCTTGAACGAATACCCTACCCGCTAGTCTGGTTTCTAGGTAAAAGTCTACAGCAGCAGCTTGCTTACCTGACACACCACCAAAGCCACCCGTGAGGATATAATAGTCAGTGTCACTGAAAGTGGTAGCCCCTTTGAAGGATTCTTGGAACCCTAGTGGGATGTCTATGTGTATCTTGGTGAGGTCTGTAGGTACACCATTCGTCAGGGCAGTATTCTCATAAACTACAACACGACCTTGAAGTAGACTACCATTGTTATTAATGGTGATAGACACCCTAGCTAAAGGAATAGGCAATGCTACTCTTGTTCGACCATTAAGATTAATAATCTGAGTTACAAAGGTAAACTTTTGGTCAAACCCTGTACCTGTTACCGTGTGACCCTCGATGTATATTTCTTCTCCGTCAGCTATAGAGCTAGAGGATATACTATCAATAGTGTTGGTAGATACGTAAGTCTCGTGAGCAGCATTAACTGTCCAAACTGTAGCCATAGTATCAGCGGTGAGAGGGGCTGATTTACCAAACTTAATGAGAGATTTACCTTTTGCATCTATTGACACTACATCGCCAAAGGTACGGTAAATCTCCCGTTCTGCTTGTACTAACCTAGCATCTGAAACTTCATAGTTCTTTCTGGACCAAGTAGTCATTTACCACCCACCTCTTGTGTAGGTTCAGGAGGGTTAGCCTTAGCATTGACAAGCCTACGTTCAGCCTCAAGATCAGCTTCATAAAGTTCCCTGTCCAAAGTAGGCAGTTCAGCGTTAGCCAAGAGTGCATCTACAATATCAGGTTGTGAAGCTAGGTTAATATCTGCACCATTAAGGTTACGAAGATAAGAACCCAACTCTTTAAGATCATGTGGAGCAACATCACCAGCAATAATCTTAGGCATTAACTTAGGGTCAAGACCATTCAACTGCCATAGAGGTTCTACCAATTGCTTATTAAGAACGTCTACAATTGTCTGAATATATGCTTCGAGCGCACGTAGGAATAAGTCTGTTTTACTTTTTGATAACGCATACGATCCTGTTGAACCACCGCCAAGCATAAGAAACTCAGAAAGAACACTGCGGGCAATGTCATGCTGATACCTACGAATAATTGGGTCGATGTCGATATTACGAGTGCCATTAGAAGACATAAGTTCTACATCTACCAAACGAGTACCCGAAGGCGCACCATCTTTGTCTGGATAGTTATCAGAAGGAAGGATAATATACCCTTGCTCGTTAAACTTAACATCCCGTAGGATTTGTTGTACACTACCTAAGAAAGAACGCTGGTCAGCACTAGCATCCGCAGATAGATATTCAGCAGGTACACGAGCGATAGGAATACCAGCTAGTTCACGTTCAACTGCAATAGCCTCAATAGATTGTAGGTTATTTAAGTATGTGTAGCTAGTATAAGCATTTCGTAGGATAGACCTACCCGAAGGATCATTGTTGATTACAGTTGTTCTATAATACAGTGACTTCTTAGTAGGAATGAAATGTTTACCGTCAGAGTATGCTTGCCCAGTGTCTTGATACATACCAAGGATGTCACCAGTCTTTTGATCTACATCAAAGCGAGATACAGTCCAAGGAGCGCGTGATGCCAACTTGCGGACGCCAATACGACCATCAGGATACTTAGTACGCTTCTTAGAATTGATTGTGTCTGTAGAATCTCTACGCTTGTAGACAACCTCAAACCAAGCAAATCCGAAACTAAGGAAAGATAGTGCCTCACTAATATGGTCATCAAGTGTATGCTCCATATCCTCTAGGACAGACTCTACAAAGTCAGCCTCAGCTTTAGCCTGATCTGTGTTGTCTACAGGTACTACCTTGAGGTCTACATCACGGAGGATTTGCTCTACAGCATAAAGGACAGCACCAATAGTGGCGTCATTGTCACGCATCTGCTGGTAGGTACGAATGGCCTTCTTACCACGGAGTTCAGGCAGGAACTCATCAGCACGGATTTGACCGTTATGAGTATTCGAGCCAGATACACCAAGAATGGCCTTAGCTTTACCTTCTGATAGGGTCTTGTCAACCATTACTAGGTTTCCTTTTTAATCTTGAAGGTCAGGCTTGATAACTACTGAGATGTAATCATTATTAGGGAATGTTTCTTTGGTGCCACCTGCGTAGATAACCTCAAACTCTGCTTGGTACATACCAGAATTAGCAGTATCTAAAGCTACCCAATCATATCTAACTTGACCTGCCTCAGCATCTACGATAGTAGCAGTAGAGTTTACAATGTTTCCATTGATGTTCCCCATGTAGAAATTAACAATCGCACCTGTAATATTGATAGCTACCCCGTTAGCGTCTTGTAGCGTGGCTAACATAGATGGGCTTGTGTCGTTCTGTTTAACGTAAAACTTCATTATGCAGCCTCATTAGCGTTCTCTACTATTACTTTGTTCGGGGTGTTAGATGACAATACACAAAAGTTTATACTATTGACTACTGATACTATACTGTAAGACCTGTCAGATACGTGTACTGCCCGACCTTGTGCTGCGTCAATGTATCCTACACTTACTACAGGACTGCCTGTTACTACAGTAACCAAGGTTAGTTGGTGGACTTGAGTAATAACGGATAGGCTTACAGTAGGCTCTTGAGACACCACACCATTAGCACTTATGTCATGCGTTTGGGATAAATTCGAGGAACCTACAGAAGTCGCACCTGTCGTAATAGGTACAAGAGCTAAGCCTGTAGTTTCTAATACAATAGGCGAACCAATAACAGGAGGCTCTGCATTGATGTTAGCAGCAGCTAATGAATGTGCTTGAGTTAAGCTTGACGGCGAAATAACAGGGAATCCTGTTGTCAAACCATCGGCTAGAATAACTTGGTTTTGGGCTATAATAGGTGTGCCAACAACAGGAACCCCTGTAGTGATGGCTACAACAACAATCACACCACCTTCAGAGATATTTACAGTACCAATTACCGGAGCGTCTGTAGTAATACTAACGGTAATTATGGAATGTACTTGCGTAAAATCTGCCGAATCTACAGTGGGTGAACCAGTAGTAATACCTAACAGGGAAAAAGTTGTAACTTCAGATACAATAGGCACACCAACAGAAGGCGTTCCTGTAGTAATAGCTGTAAGTGCTAGATCGTGTTCTTGAGTTAGATCAGAATCACCAACAATAGGCGTTCCTGTAGTAATACCTACACCAGTAAGAAGGTAAACAATCTCAGCAGATACAACCCCATCATCACCTAACGGAGCGGAGGCGAGAGGGGAAAATCCTAGCATGGTTTACTCCGGTTTGGTGGGCCA